GGGTCTATCCGTAGGATTCGACTCTATGTTCAATCGTCTGATGCATTTCCCTTCAGAACAAAATACTGGATATCCACCTTACAATATCCGTAAGGTAGATGAGTATAATTATGTCATTGAGATAGCCCTTGCTGGTTTCTCAGAAAATGATATTGAAGTGGAAGTTGCAGAAGGTACTCTCACAGTTCGTTCAAAAGATTCTAAAGATACTACTGAACAACAGTATGTCCATAGGGGAATTGCCAGAAGGTCATTCTCTAAAGCATGGACTCTTTCTGATGACATGGTTGTCAAAAGTGCAGAGTTCACTAATGGTCTTTTGAACATTAGTTTGGAGAAAGTGGTGCCAGAGGAAAAGAAACCTCGCATCATTCCTATTTCATCACCTTCTGTGATTGAACATAAGAAGAAGTAATTTCTCCAAGCCCCTTCAAAGAAATATATACTTTGAGGGGGTTTTGTTTTTTTTAATTTAATGAGGAGAATAATATGTTACCACTTGCAGGAATGCTATTCAATGTAGTTGCTGGATTAGTAGTTGATAAAGCTCAAGATCTGGCAGAAGAACACGTTGAAAAAATGATAGATGATATACTTCCAGACAACGCAAAAAAAGAATTAGATAAAATTATAAAGAGTGACAAATCTCATGCATTTGAGAATGCAAAAGATGCTCTTAAAGGTGCAGTAGAAGGTAAACTTCCTGTACAGATGAAAGATGGCAAGTTTATGCCAATAGAAATGAAAGTTGTTTTAAAATTTGATCCGTCTACAGGATCATTTGATATTAGAAAAGAATAAAGGAATATCATGGCAGAAACATATAACGGATATCTGACAAAGAATTTTTCATATCCAGAAATGATAAAGAGTTCCACAGCAGACAGACTTGGAATTTCAAATGATGCTACTAGAGAACACGT